CCAACACGCACCGTAACAGCAACCACGACCAGTGAAACAATTACGATTAATGGTGTTGCAGTGGCGTCCGGTTTAGCATGTGCAGCTACTTTTATAAATGTTGGCAACACGGTGTTTACAATAGTTGTGGCAGGAGGAGCTACATATACTCTTACGGTTGTGCGCGCTGCGCCATCAGCGGTCAATACTCTTTCGGCTCTTGGTATATCAGTTGGCACATTAACTCCATCTTTTCTGCCTAGCATATATAATTACACTGCAAATGTAGCATATGATGGCATTGCAACCATTGTAAATGCTGCTTCCGCAAACGCAAATTCAAAAATTATTATAGAAGGAACAACTAGCAACAGCCGCACAGTTGAGTTGCGTGTTGGCGCCAATAATATAGTCATAACTTGTACGGCCGAGAACGATATTAGCATTGCAACATATAATATAGCAGTTACAAGAGCGGACACTCAAGACAGTGTAGCGCTGATGAATAGCAAAACATATGCAATAGGCGGGCCCACCGAAAGCAGCTATACACAAGTGCTTAAAGATTTTGCGCTTCGTGAATTGACGGTTGTTTCACAGGTGCAAGCATTAGCAGATTGTGCCAAAAATCTTCCGTACCGTCTTATGGAACTAGCTATACGAAAGGCCGAGCAATTGATACTAGATAACCCGTTAGCACAAGATATTATGGCGCAGCTTAGCGCGCTTGAGGCACTCTATGCAAACATCAAGCGCATTAGTGAATTGGTCAATATAAAATTAACAAAAGAAGAAACACTAGCTGAAGCGCTGTTTCTAGCCAAGACGCTAACTGGTGTAGATCTTGTTGATAAAACCAATGATATTCTCAATAAGTTTGGTGATGTTGTTGGTATTGGTGATCTTATTAACAATTTGCAGCAATTAAACTTGTGTGAAATTACCAACTATGGTGCCAACGGTGCGGTGCGCCCAAGCCCAACAAAAATACCGTTGGGCTCGCCACCTCCACCAGTTGAAGGTGTGGCTTCTCCAGTTGCAAACATGACATATGATTCGGAGCCAAAAGACAGGTATGACGCATTTATATTTCAATTAAAAGAACACCTTGTTAAAGATCCGCAGAAAGTTGCTGCACTAACTGCAACAGATTTGGAAAATTACATACGCATGCTAGGCATATGCAATACGCTTGCATACTCTTACCATGATAACATTTCACGCACAGCTGATGATGCTAAAGATGCACAATATAAAGCAACATACCTAAAATTGGTACAAGACGAATTGAGTAAACACCCAGAATGGAACGGTGATTTAAAGGTTGACTATAATGGTCGCACATCCATTATTGAAAATGAAATAACACGCAACACAGCCGTGATTCGTGCTTATTACTCGCGCAATGGTGCAGCATCTGGTGATTGGGTACCAATGTATATGACAGCATATGGCAATGCAGCAATTGATGTTACCACAAAGAATGAAATTGCTTCTGGAAAACTTCAAAACTCTGATCAGTTTAATGGCGCATATAATGTTGCTCTGGTGCAAGGCACTAGTGTTGCAAGCAACTATTGGAAAGGCAAAACAGTACTTGAAATACGCTATGCTAAAGACCAGAGCCCAGTGGGAAGTGGCCGTGTTACGGTTCATGACACGGGTGGCATGTCAAACAATGTTATTGACTATTATTGCGGAGACGACAAAGCATTGTATGATTCAATTAGCAGAGCTGGCACAAACAATGGTGGAAAAACCAAACCAAATTATGCTACAGCAATCGAGGTGCGTGTAGTAAGCGGCGGCCCCAAAGCAGGGAAGACTGTATGATATAAATATAGGTAATGAGTAACGTCTTATCAGATTACAATTCTTCAACAGCTACTTCAGGCAATGTTGCAAAGAAAAACATGTATTCTGATTTGGATCTTTCATTCATTGTGCATCCAATACTTAAAGATATACGTCCGCTATTAGATCTTGATGCTGTTAAGAATAGTGTCAAGAATATAGTGTTAACCAGTTTTTATGATCGCCCTTTTCATCCTGAGGTAGGAAGCGGCGTACGCGCGCTATTGTTTGAACCAGCTAGCATATTTACTGCTCTTTCAATTAAAGATGAAATAAATCGTTGTTTGGGTTTGTATGAGCCAAGAATAAACAGCGTAACCATTCAAATATCTGATGATATTGACAACAATGCATACGCTATTACCATAGGGTTTGTTGTGCTGTATGATCAGCAGGAAGAGGTACAATTTTACCTAAATCGTTTAAGATAATTATTTTATGGCACTCTCACGTCAAACACTTAATGTTACTGAATTGGATTTTGATGCAATCAAGAAAAATCTAATTGATTATTTTACTTCAGGCAATTCACAGTTTAAAGATTGGAATTATGTTGGCAGCGGATTAAATCAATTGGTTGATGTATTGGCTTACAATACACATTATAATGCCATGCTGGCACACATGGCTCTTAATGAAACATTTATTGATAGCGCACAATTGCGAAGCAGCGTGGTTTCAAATGCAAAACTTATTGGATATACGCCTCGCAGCAAAGCTAGCGCTGCAGCGTCATTGACCGTTTCATTCGTTGGTGATGGGCGAGCATACATTACACTGCCTCGCGGCAGCAATTTTAAAACAAGTTTAAACAGCAAAACATATGTGTTCTTAAACCTTGATGAATTGGTTGTAAACAAAGATGTTGGAGCAAATTCATATACACAAACAATAGAAGTTCATCAGGGTAGCATTGAAACCAAACGCTTTCAAGTTAATAATGTATCTGACAAATTAACATACCAGATTGATGACGATGCCATTGATATTAGTACACTTATTGTTCGTGTATACAACAGCACCAGTCAGCAAACAGCTGACATTTATACTCCTTTTACCGAAGTAAACATAGGAAGTGTAAATGGCGACAGCCAAATTTATCTTCTTAATGAAAATGTTTATGGCAAATACCAAATAGAGTTTGGTAACAATATTTTTGGGAAGCGCCCCAACAATTTAAGCGTCGTTGAAATTGAATATCTTACTACCGCTGGTGTTGATAGTAATGGCGCAACAGCCTTTCAATATATAAGTTCATTGCCAACTGGCACAACAAGCGTGGCCCCAATAGTTACCGTTAGCGCCGCAACCGGTGGCAACAGCAAAGAAGATATTGAAAGTATTCGATTCAATGCGCCCAATTCATTTGTTAGTCAAAACCGCGCGGTAACTGCTGATGACTACAAAACAATTATTACTGCTAAATTTCCATCAACACAAAGCATAGCCGTATGGGGCGGTGAAGATAATGACCCACCACAATATGGTAAAGCTTTTATTTGTGTTAAGCCTAAAGACGCATTATATTTGACAGCTATACAAAAAGCAGAAATACTTAGCATTGTAAAATACAAAAAAGTATTGAGTATTACACCCGAATTTGTTGATCCTGAATACATCAATTTGAGTTTAGATGTATTGTTTAAATATAACAACAGCAAAACAAATCTTTCAAAAGGCGAGCTTGAAGGAAAAATATACACAGCTGTACAGCAATTTAATACGGCATATCTTGAATCATTTGATGGAGTCTTTAGACACTCGTCATTGCTAAAAACAATTGACAGCTATAGTCCTGCAATTTTAAACAGTTTGGTGCGCGTATATGTATCCAAATCTTTTGTGGTTGATCCGCAAAACCAGAGTAATACCATTATATATTACAACACAAGCCTTATTAATGATGAAGATGGGCATGTCATAATTTCATCATCACCATTTTACATCAAAGCTAAACAATGCTATTACGGTGATGAAGCTATAACTGGTGACGCTGTGTATCGCAGAGTATATACTTATTATTTGGGCGCGGACGGCACACAAGTAAAAATAAACAGTGATGCTGGTCGTATAAATCTTCTTACCGGAAAAGTTGAATTGTCTGAACTATATGTTGATAGCGGAGACGCATTGACAATCACATTAAACATGTTGCCAGCCAGCAATGATATTGCTCCTAAGAAAAATCAGTTAATTAAAATTGATATGAATCAGGTAAGTGTGAGTGGCGAAGTTGATTCCATTGCAATTGGTGGAAGCAGCCGTAGCGTTGATTACAATACATTTAAAAGAGATCGCTAAACATTATGCTATTAAGTATTGCTGACGGCCGGGCAAGAAACCTTGAAAGTGTACGTACACAATCATTGTTTCCTGACAATGTACAATCTGGTGCAGCAAATATCATTGCATTCATTCAAGAGTATTATGACTACATCAATACTCATGGATTGCCATCAGCAGAAATTGGGAGCATAATTACCGATAAAGATATTGATGTTGCAAGCAATAACTATCTTGATAATATAGGCAATCTTATTGCAAACAATATACCCAACAGCACGTCTTTAGATAAGGTATCATTGTACAAAATCATTGTAAAGTATTACAATACTCGAGGAAGTGAAGATAGTATAGTTGCATTTTTTAAGATATTCTTAAATGAAACAGTATCGCTATTTTATCCTAAAGAATATTTGTTTGCGCCATCAACTGGAGCAATAAATTGGGATCCATATGATGTGCCACCATTAGAATTGACGGCTCCGCCTGTGAATGGAATGGCGGACACCATTACCATCAACAACAGCGGCTTTGAAAACCTACTACGTGTCGAGGATAGTAACACAATATTGGTTTTGGACGATAGCAGCAACCTGTTGCTAACCACGTTGCCGCGTCTTCAAACAGGCGGCATTACCGTAAACTTTCCAACATTAACATATGCTGGGCTGTATGATGGGCGTGCTGCATACACCGGGCCCACCGCTACGCTAACCAATATATTGTGGCAGCCTTATG